CACCCGACGAACGGCGGCCGCAGGGCTTGACACCGCTGCAAATTATATGCTATAATTTGGCGCCATCGCTATAAAAGTTATAGCGATTCAAATTCTATAACTGTTTCACGTGGAACCTACTTTTTTCCTCTTCAGCTTTTTTAGGTGGTGGAGCCGGTGTTACAATAATTGGAGCGGGGCCACAGCGAGCACGCGGAGCGTTCTCATCTTTAGAACCTTCCTTGCCGCACGCAAATGCAGTGTTAGCTAAAAAGGTTATCATAAACATAACAAAAAGCCATAAGGTAAATGTAGCAACTTTCATAATTTATACCTTTACAATTTTAAGTACACCAAAGTTACGAGCAGTCATTTCAAGGCATACGTCATCGATCTGTGCGCTTTTGCATTCATACGCTATAATATCGTTAACCATGTCCCATTCTACGTCAGCGCTCATGTCAAAATAATCGAATAGCTCATTACGCATTTCGATTAGTTCCTGATTTGTTGCAGTTTTAATATCAGTAATCATTCTTCAATTCCAAAATGTTGTTTAACTCCAAGTTGGAGTTGAATTTTCTGGGCAAACATCTTGCCCCAACCTGCTGCTTCATCCCAGTCATCGTTAAGGCAAATATTCTGGCATTCTCTGACAATTAACTGGGCGAATTGGTCCAATGCTTCTTCGGCGTTAACATCCTTGGTCAACACGATGCCATTGTGTTGGATACCAATACCTGCTTGATCAGCGAGTTTTTTAATTTGTTTGTTCATTCTTGCATCGATCCAGTAAGTGTATTGTATTGACGATTATAGCTAGGTGCAGTAAGCTTGCGTCCTAGAAGTTTGTTTTTAGCCAGCCAAGCTAAGGCTTGATAGCTAGTAGGTACAACAAAAAACTGTAACGGTTCCTCAACGGCAACCTCAGCACGACGGCTGAATGCTACAAGTTTTGGTTCCTGGGCAAGTGCTATGTTTTTCATAGTGTTTATATAGGGGCTTGCGCCCCTATACCCTAGTTGGCAGAGTTACGGATAAAAAGCTCGATCGCACGCAGTGCGCTCTTGTTAGCCTTCGTTAACGATTCTATATCGTTCTCTGAGAGCTTGAGAGCAGCGCCGATGAAATCAGCCGTTACATCTTTTTTAACGGGAGTCTCGCCGCTCTTGGTTTTATATTCTTTAGCGATATAAACCTTTTCACGGCTGAGCTTTGCTACAATTGAGCGAACGGTCTTGCCCATTGCTTGGGCAATTTGCTCGACGCTAACACCGGCCTGATAGTCGGCCACAATCTGAGCAGTTTGCTCAGGGCTATAATTAGGGGCTTTGGCTGTTGCCATTTCAGCTACTCCTGTTTGTTTATCGAGTCTTTAGTATAGGCTGATTTTACCGAAAGATTGTCGTCCAAGCGACAATTGGCCTACCGTTCGTCGGCTGATAGGCGGCAGGTAGATTACAAAATTTAGTACAAGTTTTGTAATAGGTTATAGAATTTATAATGTAATGGTATGGTATAGATTATAGAATTTATAATGGTATAGGTTATAGAATTTATAATGACTAGGGGGGTTATTGGACTGTTATGTTATTTATACCGGCGGGGCCCTCCCACACGCGCAACTTTTGGTAATTTTTCAAAACAGCTAGGGTGCCGTAGTTATTAGCTGTTGTGCTAGGCCACACAAAATTTTTCACTTGCACACTAGCTAGCACAAGTGGTATACTCCAATAAACTGGAGAAATTTATGTCAACACACTTGCCTGCTGAAACTATCAAGATATCACCAGAGGCATTAGAAATAGCTAACTGCTATTTACAACTGCAAGATATACGTGAAGTAGCGGATAATTTAGAACTAGACCCTGAACTGGTAACAACTACACTAGCCAGACGAGAAGTACGCAATTATATAGATCATGTATTCTTTGATACCGGCTACAACAACAGATTTCTTATGCGACGTGCCATGGACGCACTTATTAAACAAAAGTTTGTTGAAATGGAGGAGTCAGGGGTTGGATCGAGTAAAGATATTGCAGACTTGCTATCACTGTCACATAAAATGAGTATGGATTTATTAGATCGCGAAATACAATTAGAAAAAGCTAAACAAACTAACACTGGACCCCAACGTCAGGTTAATGTACAAATTAATGAAGGTGATGGATCAAAATACGGTCAACTTATACACAAGTTGATTAGCGGAGAAGGTATATAATGGTTGTAGTAAGTCGTTCGGATATTCAACTAGACTATATCACTGAATTTGATCCTGGTCAAAGATTTATTAAACTGCCCATTGATAACTACCTTAGACTGCTCAATATCTATGATACAATTAATCGTCCACAAATTGCACTAATCAACGCTATAAACAGTCCACAGTATAGGTTTATCTGCGCAGCGTTAGCTAGACGATTAGGCAAAACTTATATAGCAAATATTATTGGCCAATTAGTAACACTAGTACCTAATAGTAATGTGTTAATTATATCACCCAACTATAACCTATCTAGTATTAGTTTTGAACTACAACGAAGATTAATCAAGCACTTTGATCTTGAAGTTGAGCGTGACAATCTCAAGGACAGAATTATTGAAATGTCAAATGGTTCAACTGTTCGCATGGGTTCAATAGGCACCGTTGATAGTACTGTTGGTCGTAGTTATGATCTTATTATATTTGACGAAGCTGCACTATCGGATCGTGGAGAAGATGCGTTTAATGTTGCACTACGTCCTACACTAGACAGACCAGGTGCAAAAGCAATATTTATTAGTACACCACGTGGCCGCAACAACTGGTTTAGTAAATTCTATAATCGCGGATTTGATAGTCAGTTTCCTGAGTGGTGTAGTATACAAGCAGACTATACAGAAAATACACGTATGTCAGAATCAGATGTAGAAGAAGCACGTCGATCAATGCCTAAATCCGAATTTGAACAAGAGTACATGGCTAGCTTTACTAGCTATCTAGGACAAATCTACGAAGGTTTTCGTAGCGAGTATATTATAGATCAGCTGCCTGAGTTACGCGGCGAAGCTTTTAGTGGCCTAGACCCTGGTTACAGAGACGAAACCGCTTGGGTTAATATTATATATGATTTTAACACTGACTGCTTTTATTGCGTAGAAGATTATTTAGAGTCAGAGCGCACCACACGCGAACACAGCGATAATTTTCATAAAATGATTGATCGCTGGAGTATAGAAACTGTGTTTATTGACAGCGCAGCTGCACAGTTTGCAGCTGATCTTGCTTACAATTACGAGATTGCAACTACACGTGCTAAAAAAGATGTACTACCAGGTATTGCATATGTGCAAACACTAATACAACAAGGCCGATTGTTAGTGCATCGTAACTGTGTACACGTATTACAAATGCTAGATCAATATCGCTGGGACGACAAACAAGGACTTATTCGTGAGCGACCCAAGCATGACAAATATAGTCACATAGCCGACGCACTTAGATATGCGCTATATAGCTATGTAGTTTAGGGTAGTACAAATTTTATAGTTGACAATTATATACCTTTTAAGCTATAATTATCAAAATCCGGAATAATATTTTATGGCAGTAAACACAAATAAACGCATACCAGTAAAGTGGATTCGTGACAAAGCAAAATCTGCTTATACAAAGCAACCACATTGCTATATTTGTAGTAGTACCCTAGAATTAGAGCTTCATCATCTGCACAGTATCACACACCTGTTAGATATGTGGTCACATACTAACGGGATTGATATAGGCAGCGATGAGGCTATACTAGCTGTTCGCGATCGTTTCATACAAGAACACCATGTAGAAATATATGACTTAGTCTATACTCTCTGTAATAGACATCATGTACAGCTACACGGCATTTACGGTAAAAGTCCTGCGCCACATAGTGTAGACAAGCAACGACGTTGGATAGAACTACAACAACAAAAGCATCAAAGTGGTGAGAGTGTGTTTCGCGGAAGCAGCTATAGCAGCTACTTTAGTGAGTTCACAGGGGGCTTAGATGGCGTTAGAAAGAATTCGTAATTGGGTTATTGAAAAACTTAACCCAGCCCAAAGTCAAATACACCATGACGAGGGCAGCAGCGTACAAAGCAGTGCACGCATTAACAATTTTCGCACTGCTTTTAAAAATATAGACAGTGTTAATCGTGCTGTTAATATGGTAGTTAGTGCTTGCGCTAGCTTAGACTACGATATACGTGATAAAATTCATGATGGAGTAGTTAACGGTATCCGACAAAAAACTTTACTAACACTACTTAATTTTAGACCAAACCCATATCAAAGCGCAATAGAATTTAGAAAAGAGCTATTCAAAGATCTACTATTAGACGGTAATGCATTTGTACATTTTGATGGTACCTTTATGTACCACTTACCGGCAAACAATGTAGAAATATTAAGTGATCCAGTTACTTATATTCGAGGATATAGATATACTGGCAAAGTAAATTTTACAGAGCGTGAAGTATTTTATTTTAAAGATATATCCAGTGACAGTATCTATCGTGGAGCTAGTAGGCTAGAAGCATGTTTAGAGAATATAAACATATTATACAGCATGCAAGAGTTTCAAGAAAAATTCTTTGACAACGGTACTATTTTTGGATTAGTATTAACCACAGAAAATACACTAAGCCAAGCAGCTAAAGAAAAAACTGTTAGCTACTGGCAACAAC